GCCCATCCTAATAAATTAGCTATTCCTCTTGCGAGGCGGAATGCCTGTGATTGGATTAAGTTCTGGTATCAATCAGTTTCTGCTTACGCATCTTAACTTAAATGGTCGCTTATATCATAAATGATAAAATAGATTCAGCGGCTTCTGAGGCTACTTCCTCTAATGCTGACCATGCTGCCTGTTTAATCACTGAGCCCACCCTCTCGGCTGAGCCTTGGATTACTGACGGAAAACTTTCATCAGTTTTCAGGGAAACAGCATTTACTGCTTGCACAGATTTCTGTTTCGGCTTGGCTGTCGTTCCTTGGATTGCAGTAGCTGCTATTAAGTTTCCTTCATAGTTGATTACTACCTCAATGGCTAGAACTGAGTTTGAAGCTGCTCCTGAGACTGTTAGTAGACATCCTGTTCGACAATTGTCTCCTCCTGTACCGGGATTCTCATTAGTATCAGAGAAGTCGTAAGCGTTATCATTACTTGGTTTTGTAACGAAAGACACTTCTTTTCTCCGATCCATGAATGTTGTCTTGATCCCTTGGCCACTAGATGCGACATTCAGGGGGATGTTTTCTACGGCTTTGAAATTCGGATACTCTGTAATGACGATAGAGCCTCCTATAGCTGTGGACGCAGCTATATCCCAACATCTAAGTCCAGCGCTGACGACTCTTACAGTATCACAATATGAAAAGAACGCAGACGTAGAACCCGCCTCTCCAGTGAGAGTTGTGGGTGTGAGCGTTCCTGACGTTAAAGCATACTGTTGGAAGAAGTACTTTGTGCAGCTCGGAAAGAAAAGAAGCGCACCATACCCATTAGTGCCTGTAGCAAGGGTGATAATCATTCTGGATTGCATTGTAGCAGTTCCAACAGCTGATTTATCGGCCCATCTTGCTCCACTTGCAGCTGGACAGAATGGATCTGTGACAGCACAAACGCTTTCAACAACTTGTCTTTTTGCATTACTTCTCTTGGAAATATTTTCGACACTTCGTGGCAGTTTGTCCAATGGACTCTTCTTAACTTTCTTCTTGGTTTTAGATTTACTTGTCATACTTTGATTGGTTACTTGATAGTCTTCTTTTCCCGAGTTTACACCTAACGCGGGATAGATTTCGTAATACAGACTTTCGACGTCTGCAAGTAACTCGCTAGAGTTGTGACGCATTTCATAAAGAATTGCTCGAAGACGCTGCGTGTCTCTCTTCTTGTGAGAGAACAATTTGTACAGTGCCTTCTTATAAGACTCTAGGGCTGCACCATTATCACGAGTGTAAGTGTGAGAGCAAAAACTGAACGAGTCACTTTCTACTTTCACTACATCTCTAACTACGAATCCTTTAGACGTGTAGTTTGCGGTTAGCTCTTTCTCGGACAAGTCGGAGCATTCGATGCAGTCATCACCCATGACATAAGCTGTGCTTGAACAATTCACAGAACACAACACTCGTAGCGTTGAGTTCATGATCGTCGTAATGTAGCCGCCTGACAATATCATGCCTGGATGTTTTGGTTTCACAATGTGCCCATTAGGCAACACAAAATGTGCGTGGACATTGAGCGTTAGCCAGTTTGTGATGGCGTTCAACCATGGTTTACAAGGGTTTTCGCATGAGTCAATGACAATGTCTTTGAAGGCTCGTTGCAGATCTTCTTGAATGGATGAGTCCCACCCCGATATGTCGCTGCTGTACTTTTGTCCAGGCATTGCATGAACTTTTTGGTAAATTTCAGCGACCATGTCGTCTGTGAATCCGATTCCAATCAACATGTCTAGCTTTGGATAATTGTTCTTTATCATTTGTGAAAAACAGTAAAAGATTACTCGTTCTACTAATTGATCGACGATAGATACTCCAGATATTATTCTGTAGGCACCCGTGACACGTTTCCGTTCTGGGTGTGGCTCAGTTTTCATAAATGGACGAACAAGATCGCGTAATCCTTGTTTGTAAGGTTCAAAAGAATCGAGATCTGAATAGATTGCGTCTGATAACTTAAGAAGTCTATGAACTGCTAGTTTAACTATTCTGTCGTGTTGCTCATCAAGAAGCGCACGATTAGTAGCGTATTCCAGCATATAAGGAAAACCAGGAGAAGAGTCGCGTTTCACTAAAGTAATCATCCTGGTGACTAAATTTGTGACGCCTTCTGTGCTCCAGTCTAGGAACTGATGTGAAAGTCTCCACGTTGGGAGTCCATCAACAACAATTGCTATTTCTTCGCTAGTCGGTGTATATGTTGATTTTTGTTTTCCCATCTGTATGTTGACAGCCGTTTCAACATTTGTAGGGGTAGGTTTAGGAGGGTGACCAAAGCCCTGCAAACCAAACATTTCAATAGCCCGTGGGTGGCATGGGGCACTCTTCTTACCAAAAGAATTGATCTTTTTAGTAGTGCTGACTATTGTGTAGTTTTTATTTGCAGTGTCTTGGTCGTCGGTACAAGTTTGAAATTGACAGGTTCTTAACGTCTCTTGGCTGACCCACTCAACACCTGTCGTGAGGAGTGGGCATGGTAGTTTAAAGGCCTGTTGCTTTCGTTGTTTCGTCGCTCTTTCCTGTAATAAGTGGTCATGAACGCATTCATGTGGTCACTTAATGCAGTGTGGAAAGCTGGGTCAATCTGATTGTAGCCTTCTCTAAGGAGTTGGTCACGGACGCGTTCATCTTCATTCTCAAAAATTTCTTCATCACTAGCATCGTAGCGTTCATAATTCTGAGAGTAGTTTCCAGTCATCGCATCATATTGAAAACGACTCATTTTGCCTTTATTAACTTTAAAAGCAGAAAGCTCGTAATCATCGATGGTTTTATGGAAGACGACTGCGCCTCCATCATAAGATTCTGACTCATTGAAAATAGAGTCTAATGCCAAGTCAAAAGCAAGTGCAGGGTTTATAGCTGCAAATACATTATGACAAGTGTTGTCAGATTTGACGATGTGGTTTATGTGTATTCCGATTACTCGACCATTAACAAGAACAGCGCCCCCAGAAGAACCATAGTCAGTGCTTGCGTTGTGCAACACGTAGCCAAAGCTTTTCTGATCGGTGCCGACAGCCTCACCTGTAGATGATTTCCAAACTCCACTTGGAGCATGTATCACTGATACGGGTCCATAGGTTATTGGTTTAGAACTCAATGGTGCTATGGAAACGCCTAATCGTGAACAATCTGCTGGATCCACCCTTAGATAAGAGATATCTTGTACTATAGCGCTGGACGACGTTGCTGCCAAGTCAATTGGCATAAACGGTGACTTGCCTTCTTTTGCTATATGAGTCGAGTTGACCAACACGTGCGTAGGGACCAAAATTGTGTCAATAGACACTCGAATGCCAGTGCCGACGAAGGCAAGGTTATTGTTTGTGTCGTGAAAAGTCACAGCATATTTTGGCGCTCTAGAGTTAAACTGTACAGAGCTATCGAATGCCATTTCGTGTCTTGTGACGACACTAGTGGTATTGATAGGCAACTGCGTTTTAACCGCAAGGTGCTGGGTTCCTAAAGTAGTCTCTCTGTCCGGCAGTGGTTTCAATTGATAAAACCCAACGACATTCCCGTCATTGTCGATCATGTCACATACAGTCTCGTTATCGAGAGTCTTGTACATTGTGGACATAGTCAACATTGGAGTCTTGTTTACTTTGAACTTTCTCTTCTTTTTGACGTCGACGTAGACGGCTCTAGATTCGAAAGAAATCCATGCGTAAAACTGCTTTAAGACTACATACAATAACTTACAACCATGAAACAGCACTAACAACAGAGCGAACTTTAGCAACAGATTAGTGATGACGTCTAGCATCATAACTAAGGTGTCGGTAGCTTGTATCATGCTAAGGTCCGATGGGTTGGCGTGTGAGTTCCATTGATTAACATTTAGGTAAACGAAAATCCATTCACGGAGTGTCTTGAGACACTCTATTCGTTGATTATCTAAACCCGTTAATATGTATATAACTAATGTTCTGGTCATTGTTATAAG